CGATTGGTAATCTTGCTTCGAAGAAAGAAGTTGAAGATGCTCTTGAGCAAAAGTCTGTTGGTGACATGACTCGCGCCAAGCAGATTAAGTCTTTGTTCCGTATGGTCACACCGCACCTTACGCTAAAGGATATCCCGATGGTTGTGGTCAATCACACCTATATGGAAATTGGTATGTTCCCGAAGGCAATCGTCGGTGGTGGTACAGGTTCTTATTACTCTGCCGACAATATCTATATCCTAGGTCGTCAGCAGGAAAAGGAAGGCGCTGACCTTGTAGGATATTCTTATATCATCAATGTAGAAAAGTCTCGTTATGTTCGCGAAAAGGCAAAAATCCCTGTTTCTGTCCGTTTTGATGGTGGTGTTAGCAGGTTTTCTGGGCTCATGGATATGGCACTTGAATCTGGTCATGTCATCAAGCCATCAAATGGTTGGTATGCTCGCGTAAACACCACCACTGGTGAAGTTGAGAATAAGAAGTGGCGATTTGCTGACACGGAATCCTCTGACTTCTGGGACACGATACTTGAAAATGATTCGTTTAAGGATTGGGTACGTGAAAACTATTCCTTTGGTTCTGCTGTGACTGTTGAGGAAGAAGATGTTTGAAGATTTAATTGCGAAATTCCAATTTTGGAAAGCAAGAAAGTTCTTAAAGTTTGGTAGAGACTACGATCTTTTTCTAGATCTTTCAAACAAAGATGCTATTGCTATTAAGATAATCAAGAAATATCCTGGTGTCATATTTGAGATTACTGATATCCATATGTCCAGTGATAATGCAATGTCATACAATATTTCAATTATCGCTAATCCCAATCTTTGTAATGTAGAATCTAATAAGTTTAAGGACTTTACTTCTGCTATACTTCGTAATATAATTACTGATTCGGTAGAACACGCCACCAGGGTAATAGATGAAAACAGAAACACTAATTTTGTCGAATCTGATGCGGAACGAGTCTTTCATGAGGAAGACTCTGCCCTTTCTGAAGAAAGAGTATCTGACAGAAAGCCACGAAAGAAAGGTATTCGAAGAAATAAAAGAGTTCATTCTAAAGTACAACAGTCTGCCTCCGAAAGCAGCGCTGGAGATCAGCCTTAAAGAATCTACGAAACTCACAGAGGGTGAGTTAAATAAGTCACTCGAACTCCTAAAGGAAATCTCGAATGACAAGTCAGAGCAAAAACTCGAGTGGCTTCTTGACACTACAGAAAAGTTTTGCCAAGAAAAAGCAATCTATAATGCTATCATGGACAGTATTCAGATCCTGGATGGCAAAGATCAAGCACGGGGCAAAGGAAGTATTCCTACTCTTTTGTCTGATGCTCTGGGGGTTAGTTTCGATCCTCACATTGGTCATGATTTTTTGGATTGTTACGCTGATCGGTATGATTTCTATCATCGTGTCGAAAAAAGAATCCCCTTCGATCTTGAGTATTTCAACAAGATCACTAAAGGTGGATTGCCGCAAAAGACCCTTAACATTGCTCTTGCAGGTACTGGCGTCGGCAAGTCTCTGTTTATGTGCCATGTGGCTGCTGGTTGCTTGGTTCAAAACTACAATGTTCTATACATTACTCTAGAAATGGCTGAAGAGAAGATCGCTGAGCGTATCGATGCGAATATGATGAATGTTTCTATGGATGATCTCATGAACATGCCAAAAGACATGTATGAGAAGCGCATGGGTAAACTCAAGAGTTCTATCAAGGGCAAGTTGATTATTAAGGAATATCCAACTGCGTCAGCAAATCCTGCTCACTTCCGTGCATTGATTAACGATCTTGCGTTAAAAAAGAACTTCCGTCCAGATATTATCTTCATTGACTACCTAAATATTTGCGCATCTGCAAGAATTAAGGCTGGCGCAAATGTCAATTCCTACACATACATCAAAGCAATCGCAGAAGAACTTCGTGGACTCGCCGTCGAAAACAATGTGCCGATTGTCTCCGCAACTCAGACGACAAGGTCGGGCTTTTCGAATTCAGACCCTGGCTTGGAAGACACTTCCGAGTCTTTTGGTCTGCCTGCTACTGCTGACTTCATGTTTGCACTCGTCAGCACAGATGAACTTCAACAAGTAAATCAATTGCTTGTCAAGCAACTTAAAAATCGTTATAACGATCCAAACCTCCATAAACGATTTATGATTGGAGTTGATAGAGCCAAGATGAAGTTATACGATCTTGAACAGAAAGCACAAGATTCAGTGATGCAGGAAAACAATTCAAAGCCAGCCTTTGATCGTGGTCGAAGCACAGATAAGTTTAAGAATCTAAAAGTATGAGAATTATGAAGGATGTGCATAAACGCCAAAAGCAGATTGCTGACTTAATTGATAATTGGGTCGGCGAAAAAAGAATTGCACCTCTGATTCGTAAACTCAACAAACTTTTTGAGAAGGATAAAGTTGTATTTGCTTCCAGTCGATACAATGAAAAATATTATGCAGATTATCCAATACTTGTTTCTGGTTTATACCAGTCTCGTTTTATGGGTATCCCCGACTGCATTTACATCTATCTTAGCCTTCCATCTGATAAACTGTCAGTGACCATGACACCAAAGGGTGCTAAAAATTTGTCAGTCAATGTCACCAAAGTGCTTTTTCATGAGCTGCGTCATCGACAGCAAAACATCAAGAGAAAGTATAAAATTACACCTGCACCATATAAAGTAGAAGATGTAGAACGCGATTATCAGATGATGTATCTGGGTTCGACTGATGAAATAGATGCTTATGCATTCGAAACAAAGTTCGATAATGTTGCGCTAAATAAATTACGAAAAGCGCATACGATTGGCTGGAGAAATTCTGAAGCCATCTTTATGTATCGCAAAAACTTTCGGGATCAAGATCCTAAAGTTTGGAAAAAGTTTTTAAAGAAGGTTTATAAAAATGGCAGATAAAACGGCACTCCAAGAAGCAGCCCAAGCGTTATTCTGTGCATTAGCAGATTATTTGGGACATAGAGAATCAACAAAAGTTTTTGATAAAAAAGTTTATAAGACTTATGAAGATTTCACTGCCAAATATAATCCTCCTGGACAAAAAAATATAACGCAAGTTATAAAAGAAGCATATAAAACTAATGTGAATACGCCTGGAGTTTCTTTAGCAGACATTGAAAAGTTTTTAATTTCTGATAAAACTTGGTTTCATTCCTCTATGCATATTGCAAAACAGGTTTTAGTAGAAGTTGGTAATATCAATCAAAAATTCAATAGAATTAAAAATGTCAACTGGAGTAATATCATTTATGTTCGTGGTGATGATGAAGTTATGGGTAATATCCAAACTCTATTTTCACGAGCAAATAAAATCTTAAAAGAAGTCGAAGGTCCATCAAAAGCATTTGGTAATATTAATAAGTGGAGTCCAGCAGATATTTACTTTGCAACCCCAGTAGCAAAAAAAAAGTTGGCTGTGGCAGTTTCAAAACAGCCAAAAATAACATTTGAAGAACTTAATGGAATGATCTCAGGTATGATTGATTCTGCAGATCTTCTTCCACTTTCTTTAAAGAAGCAAACAGGAGAGGTTGAAGTTGTTAAAGTTAACTTTGAGGGTGGTGGTGAACTGCCATATATATTTGCAGGCATTGGTGGTAAAGCAGAAGATGCAAGATCATTAGTTGTGGAGATAAGTAAGACCGATAAATCCACAGATATTGTGATTCGTCATGATGCTGCGACAGGCACATTTTCTGGTGGAACATATAAAATGGAAATACGGTCAAAGGGTGGGGCGCGAGGTGGTTCACTCTCAGGAAATAAAATAATTGACGTGGCAAAATCAGTTGATTCTCAATTTGGTAATAAATTAGAATTATCTATGCAAACAGCTAAACGAGGTTTTGCAGAAGAAGCAACAAAAAAATTAAAAGATCTTAAGAAAGAACCAAAAGATTCTCCAGAAGGTATTCGATACAGAGAAATTAGAAATGATTTGAGTAAAAAGTATTTTACTGATTCTGGACCAAATAAAGAGATAAAAGATTATCTTGTGAGTAATGCGCGCAGTGGAAAATCAACTAAATTAATAAAATCATTTATAGTTGCTGCAGCATCTGGAAGTGATTACTCAGCGAAATATGTTATTGCAAAATAATTGAGGTTTTATGACTACATTTGTGACTGGTGGATTGGGGTTTATTGGTTCTAATTTTGTAATCTCCCACCTTAAAAAATATCCTTCGGATGAGATTGTCGTCCTCGACAATTACTCTTATTCTGCAAACAGCAGTAATCTAGATAAATTTTATGATGACTGGCGATTGCAAGTCAAGAGAGTTGACATTCGCAATCTTCAATTTTTGGAGCACATGTATTCCAGCTATGAACCAGATATTACTTTCCATTTTGCGGCTGAGTCTCATGTTGATAATTCTATCCGTGGTGACGATGACTTTCTTAGCACCAATATTAACGGCACCCATAACATTCTAAAGTGCATCAAGAAATATGGTGGCAAGTTAGTCCATGTTTCTACTGATGAAGTTTATGGAAGTCTTGGTCCAGATGATCCTTCGTTCAGCGAAACAACGCCATACGACCCACGCAACCCATACTCTGCAACTAAAGCAGCCAGCGACCACCTAGTTCGCTCGTATGTAAACACGCATAACCTAGAAGCAGTTGTAACTAACTGTTCGAACAACTATGGTCCTCGTCAGCACAAAGAAAAGTTTATTCCAACAATCATTCAACATATCAAAAACAACACACCTATTCCTGTTTACGGTAATGGTTCTAATATTCGTGACTGGTTATTTGTTGAAGACCATTGCGATGCACTTTTAACTATTGGCGAAAACTTTAAGCGTGGTGAACGGTACAACATTGGTGGTGGATTTGAGTGTGACAATCTAAGCATGGTATCTATGATTTTGGATATCATGGGCAAGCCACCAGAAACACATAAAAACTGGATTAATTTTGTGGATGATCGAAAGGGTCATGATTTGCGTTATTCGATGGATTCAAGTAAACTTAAAAATGAACTTGGATGGGAAGCAAAAAC